GTGGCAGGCTGATGCGTTGCGCGCTGTGCGTGATAACAGCAAAGTGTCAATCAAGTCGGGCCACGGCGTTGGCAAGACAGCGTTTCTGTCATGGCTTGTGCTGTGGTGGCTGTTGACGCGCTACCCCACCAAGGTTGTGTGTACGGCGAACACTGCCCACCAGTTGTCGGATGTTTTGTGGACTGAGATTGACCGTTGGGCGAGGGGCATGCACCCCGGCTTCAAGGACCGTTTGAACTTCAAGGCCGACAAGATCAGTCTTGAGGGCGCTAATGACAGCTTTGCTGTAGCCAGAACAAGCAGACGAGAGTCGCCAGAAGCACTTCAAGGCTTCCATTCGGACAATATGCTTATACTTGTAGACGAAGCATCCGGTGTTCCTGATGTTGTCTTTCAGGTGGGCGAAGGTGCCATGAGTACCCCCGGTGCTAAGACGGTGCTTACAGGCAACCCCACCCGTTCTGATGGTTTCTTCTATGAGGCGTTCCACAGCAATCGTGACCAGTGGCACAACATCACGGTAAGCTGTGAGGATGCTGACACGGTTGACGAGAAATTCATCGCCAACATGGAAGCGCAGTATGGCCGGGACAGTAGCGTTTTCGGTGTGAGGGTGCTTGGCACCTTTCCTAGCCAATCAGACGACGTTCTGTTGCCCCTACACTTGGTTGAGGCGGCGATAGGTAGGGAGGTGGAGCCTTCCCCCACTACGCCCGTTGTATGGGCCGTGGATGTTGCTCGATATGGCAGTGATAGATCGGCTCTTGCCAAGCGCAAGGGTCAGGAACTGATTGAGCCGGTCAAGACTTGGCAGAACAAGGATCTGATGGAACTGGCTGGCATCATACTGACCGAGTATGAGGCGTGCCGTTACATGGACAGGCCGACGGAGATTTACGTTGATGCGATTGGCGTTGGCGCGGGTTTGGCGGATCGTCTTGCGGAACTGGATCTGCCCGCTGTTTCGATTGCTGTATCTGAAAGTCCTGCTTTGCGGGATAAGTTTGGGCGGCTTCGTGACGAGTTGTTCTGGCGGGCGCGTGAATGGTTCGAGGGTCGCGATGTGGTGCTACCGCAGGACGATGCGCTAGTGCAGGAACTGACTGGTATTCGGTATAAGTACCTCTCTAACGGCAAATTGAAGATTGAGAGCAAGGACGAGATGAAGCGTCGGGGGCAGCGTTCTCCTGACGTTGCTGACGCCTTTGTGCTGACCTTTGCCGGTGAGGGTGTGATGGCAGCGGGCGGAATGAGCCGTTGGAACAGCCGCACCCCCCTCAAAGCCAATACGGGTTGGATTGTATGAGCAACGTGATTGATTTCACGCCGAAGGGCGAGATGGAAATCGAATTTGATGCGATTGACGATGATCGTGTGAATTACGTCGCTCACCAGCTTTCCTGTGTCATGGCAGGCGTAGACGCGATGACTGAGGTGACTTGGCAGGAGATTTTTCAAGGCGCGCTCTTGGCGACCATCTTTGCCGGTCAGACGGCTGGATATGAGCCGCAGGACGTTGAGGAAGCCTTTCATAGCATGAGGATTACTGATGGCGACGACGAAGGATGTTAAGCGCACGCCGTCTGGCAAACTGACTTACCGGGGCGAGACTTTCAGCGGCTACAACAAGCCGAAACGCACCCCCGGTAAAAGCAAGAAAAGTGCTGTGCTTGCGAAGAAGGGCGATCAGGTGAAGCTGGTGCGTTTCGGTGATCCGAATATGAGCATCAAGAAGAACCAGCCAGGTCGCCGCAGTAACTTTCGCGCCCGTCATAGCTGTGACACCGCGAAGGACAAATTCAGCGCAAGATATTGGAGTTGTAAAGCATGGTGACGTGTGAACCTTGCCCGTACCCAGCCAAGTGCAATGCGCGTGGAAAGTGCATTTCTGGCCGTATTCCGGGCTATTCTGAGCCGCTTCCTGAGCCAAAGCCCATGAATGTGATGACCACTAAGGGAACGGCGAAAACCGGCGTAAAAGCCAAGAAAAAAAGGATGAAGTGATGAACTATAACGGCAAGTCGAAGAAGAAGGCCAAGAAGGCCAAGGGCATCCGTATGCAAAGCGGGAAATACTGTTCCGCCTGATGCTCTATGTGAAAACTCTTAGAAGGCCGCGCGCTCCAATGCCTGCGGCCTTTTCTGTATGCGCTGAGTGCGTAACGCCCAAGCGTTGCAAGTCAGGCGAGGTATGTGATGGCAAGACGGCGGTTCAAGAGCGTCCCAAAAGACAAGCGAACCGGAGTGCCAAAAAAGTACCTCAAGGGCGCAAAAAACAAGTCGGCCAAGGCCGCAGAAATAAAACGGACAGCCCGCGCGTACAAGCAGGGTAAGCCGATCAACGTCGCAGCAGTAAGTCGGTCGAGGGCAGCACAGAATGGCAACACGCAAGCCTCTAAGCGAAAAAACAAAGGCCGCTCTGCGTAAGAAGGCAGAAGGCTCACGCTTTACCTACGGCCAGTTGGCACAGGTCTATCGGCGCGGACAAGGTGCATACCTGTCCAGTGGTAGCCGTAATGTGCCGATGGCAGCTTGGGCAATGGGCCGCGTTAACTCTTTCATGTCCGGGAAGGGTGGTGCGCGCAAGGCCGACAACGACATTTACAAGAAAACGCGCGGTAAGAAGACATGATGGATGATGAACAGCTAGGCAGCATCATCTCTGGTGAGATTACTGATGCGCTAAACCACTACGACCAAGAGTTTTCGGCAAAGCGCATCAAGGCGCTGGATTACTACCTTGCCGAGCCACTTGGCAACGAGGTTGAGGGCAAAAGTCAGGTTATCAGCCAAGAGTTTGCTGACACCGTTGAGCAGATTATGCCGTCGCTCATGCGGATCTTCACGGCAAGTGACAAGTATGTGCGCTTTGCTGCGCGCACTGCCGAGGACGAGCCGCGTGCAGAACAGGCGAGTGATTACGTTAATTACATCATCAACCACGACAACCCCGGCTTCCGCATCTTTAGCCATTGGTTCCGTGATGCACTGATGTTTGGCTTGGGTGCCGTTAAGTTTTACTACGACGACACCACCACGGTTGAAGAAGCCACATACGAAAACCTGTCCGAAGGTGAAATCGCGCTCTTACTGGCAAACCCTGACGTTGAGTTGGTGAGCCAGCGCGAGAACATGACCACCATTATCGGTGAGGACGGCGAGGATGTTGAGGTAGTCGAAAGCTACAACCTCAAGATCCGCGTGAAGAAGGTCAGCGGGAAGATCTGCATCGACAACATCCCGCCCGAAGAATTTATGTTCAACAAGCGCGCCAAGTCGCTTGAGGATGCCCGGTTTATCTGTCACCGCACGACCATGACCATCAGCGACCTTGTGTCGATGGGCTATGATCAGGACGAGATTGAGGCACACGCTGGCCATCCCGCTCTTGAGGTGGACGAGGAGCGCCAAGTCCGTTTTGGCGACATTGAGGGTGGCACCGAGACTATGGCGGCTGACCCGTCCCAGCGTGAGGTTGCGGTCTATGACAGCATCATTCTGTGCGACATGGACGAAGATGGCGTAGCAGAGCGCCGTCGGGTGCTGTCGATTGGTGACAGCGGCCAGCACATTCTCGAAAACGAGGTGACGGACTTCATCCCGTTTGCCGTCATCTCGCCCATTATGATGCCGCACCGGCTTGTCGGGCGGTCCATCTTTGATCTGACCGAAGACCTACAGGTCATCAAGTCCACGCTGATGCGTCAGTACCTTGATGCCACCTATCTGACGGTCAATCCGCGCACCATCGCCGTAGAAGGCATGGTGAACCTCGATGATCTGTTGGACGGCACTGCGGGCGGCATCGTCCGTGTACGCCAGCCAGGGGCGGTGCAAACGCTCTCTGGGCAGGGTGTAGGCGGTGAGGTGCAGCCTCTGATGCGCTATCTGGACGAGGTGAAGGAATCTCGTACCGGCATGAGCAAGGCATCGCAGGGTCTTGACGCCAATGCCCTTCAAAGCACAACGGCAAGCGCCGTGTCTGCCACGGTTCGTGGAGCGCAGGCCAAACTTGAAAGCTATGCGCGTACATTCGCTGAGACGGGTGTTAAGGACTTGTTCCGTGGCATCTTGAAACTGGTGGCTGAGTACCAGCAACAAGAGCGCATTGTGCGCCTGCGTAACCAGTTTGTGCCGATTGACCCACGCGAGTTTGATAGCGAGTTTGATGTCATCGTGAACGTCGGTCTTGGCACTGCGGATGACGAGCAAAAGATCGCTTTCATCCAAGCCATGATGGCGGAAGGCAAGACCATTCTTGGCCAGCTTGGGCCGGACAACCCGTTGTGCGGTCTGCCGCAATATGCGGCCATGCTGCAAGAGATTGTCGAGATTGGCGGCTTCAAAGACACCGGGCGGTTCTTCAACCCGCCACAGGTGGTCGCGCAGCAAGTTGCAGCGAAGCAACAGCAAGCGCAGCAGATGTCGCAGAATCCTGAGATGATCAAGGTTCAGCAGGAATTTGAGTTGAAGAAGGCCAAGATGGAGCAAGAGCTTGCCTTGGCTAGAGAAAAAATGAACGCAGAGCTAGAATTACGCCGACAGGAGCTAATCCTAGAGGCACAGCTACGCCAACAAGAGGCGCAGCTAGGCGCGAACATCAGCACCAATCTGCCGCGCGCATGATCAAATACAATCGCATGGCGGAAAAAGACATTCCGCCGATGATTGAACTAGGCGCTGAGATGCACGCAGAAGGTGCTTTCGGTGAGTTGGATTACTGCCGCGATAAATGCAGGCGGTTTGGTCAACGCTACATCAACAACCCGCAAACGCATTTTGCTCTGTGTGCTTACCAAGATGATGAACTGGTCGGCATGATCATGGGCAGCATTACGCCATATTATTTTGGCAACGACACGATTGCATCTGACCAGCTTTGGTATGTGAAGCAGGGCCGTAGAGGCTCAATGTTGGGAGTCAAGCTGCTCAACGCCTTTCGCTCTTGGGCGAGGGAAAACAACGCGAGTGAAGTCTGCATTGGCGTTTCAACGGCTGTTGATTTGGATAGGACGCATAAACTTCTTGGCCGACTTGGATTTAGCCATGTTGGCGGCACCTTTAAGGCAAAGCCATGATGAAACTGAACAAAGACACATTTGAGGTTGAGTTTGTTGACACGCTGACGTGCTTTTGTGGCGGCGGGTCTGATGACGACGACGGCGGGTCTAATGACAACAACAATTCCGGCGGAGGCGACCCGTCTTTCTATGACAATGAGCGTCCCGGCATACCGGACGGCAATCGTCCAGTTGGCGGCACCACAAATGTGTTTGAAGGTTCGTCGCAGCCTAGCAACAATGACGACAACGATTCTAGTCCACCGCCATTGCCACCACAGCCCGCTGACCCGAACTTTTATTCGGATCTAGCAGCGGCGGCGGCAGAAGCAGCGGCGGCGTTGCCAGCGGCACCGCCACCGGTCGATCTTGGGATTGCAACAGGAACTTCGCAGCCGGTTGACATAAGCGTTGGGTCTACAAACTTGCCCCCACCAGTAATTACTGGTGTAGACGGGGTGCCTTTTGACACCACTACTGGCAACGTCATTTCTGGTGACGCCTCTTACTTTGGCGATATTCCTACCGTTGACGACACCCCCGGCGGGATGGTGCCTTTGAACAGCGCGCCTGTGCCAGTACCGCCACCGCCGCGTTATCAGACAAACGCTCAAAAGGATTTTTACGAGAACCTTGCAGCGCAGGGTGACGCGGCGATGAACCAGTTTCGTGCCGAGGTGCGGAACCTTAATAATCGTGGGTTTCTTGGCAGTCAGATTGCAGCCGGTATCGGTGCTGATGGCGTGCCAAACTTTGACCCGACTTTCCCGGCTGGCTCACAGATCCGTGGCGTGACAACCACCAACTTTGTTGACCTTCCTGTCATTGGCACCGTGCCTGTGTCCACTTACACCGGCTTGGACAACCCTAACGCTCCAAGTGATGTCACCGATGACAATGACGTTGTTCCGCCGGTAGCCAATCCAATGACCGGCACCAGTCAATGCCCAGATGGGTACACCTTTGATGAAGATTTGCAGGCGTGTCGTCGCATGACGAAGCGCGAATTGCGAGGTGACGCGGATTCCTCCACCGCGTCTGGCGATATGTTCTACCGGCGCACCAGTCTGGATGATGCGCCTGCAAACCTACCTGGCGGTTTTAACTTTGCTGATGCAAACCGTCGCTTCACGCAATCCTATGCCTTCCGTCCTTCGTTCTATCGCAACCCGATGGACACCACAGGGTTTACGAAGCTGCTCTGATGCGTGAGGGAAAACTTAGGCACGACGTAGAGCGTGCAGCCAAGGCAGAGGCTCTGCTTCGTGAGCCAATCCTTGTCGAAGCCTTCGATACACTCGAAACGAATTTCATAGATGCGTGGCGTAACACGTCGGTTGCAGACACTGACAACCGGGAGCGCATCTATCACTTGCTGTCGGCCCTTCAAGCACTGAAAGGCCATCTCCACACGGTCATTGAAAGTGGAAAGGTCGCACAGGCGAACTTAGACCAACTCAAAAAATAGGTGATTTATGGCTGATAATCCTAGCGGAACCAGCAACCTGTCCATCGCGGACGCAACTAGCCTTCTCGCAACGCCCCCGCCAGAGGCGGAAACGGTAGAAGAAGAAGCGCAGCAGGAGCCTCAAGTCGAAGAAGACGAGGTTTCCGAGTCAGACGAGGTAGAAGAAACCGAGGTTGAAGAAGCCGAGGAAGAAGCTGCCGAGGATGATGATGTCACTGACGAAGATGATGTCGAGGACGACGACCAAGAGCAACCTGAGATGGTTTCCGTCACTGTTGACGGTGAAACCTATGAGGTGACGCTTGAGGAAGCGGCCAAAGGCTATCAACGTCAGGCGGCTTTTACGAAAGGTATGCAAAAGAACGCGGAAGACCGCAAAGCACTAGAGGCAGAGCGGGCGCAAACAGCGCAGGAGCGTGACGCATACCAGCAGGGACTTCAACAGGTGTTGCAATACCTGAATCAGACTAACGCTGATCCAGATTGGGACACGCTGAGAGAACAACTTCCTGCCGAGGAATATGCCAGAAGGTTCACAGATCATCAGCGTTTGCAGCAACGCAAGCGTGAGATTGAGACTGAGAACCAACGCATTGCCAAAGAGCAACAGGCCGAGCAGCACGAACTGATGCGACAGCATCTTTCAATGCAAGCAGATCTGATGTTTGAGAAGATACCGCAGTGGCGCGACGATACTGTTCGTCAGTCCGAGCGCACAGAACTGATTGAGTTTGCCAAGCGTGAGTTTGGTTACACTCAAGAAGAGATTGATGCGGCATCTGATCATCGTGCCATCAAGGCACTGTATGATTCATGGCAGTTGAGCAAGATCACTGATCAAGCGAAGACAGCCAAGAAAAAGGTGCGTAAGGCACCGAAGATGGCAAAGTCCGGCACTCCTCGCAGCAAGAAAGAAGTCCAGGCAAGCACCCGTCGCAAACAACGGGAGCAATTCAACCAAGCACCAAGCATCGCAAATGCTGTGGACTATCTTCTGAAAACTCAAACCTAGTGAGGTTACATCATGGCAACAGCCACTACTGCAACCGCCGTGGGTGAGCGCGAAACGCTGGCGGACATTATCTACAAAGTAGATAGTGACGAGACACCCATCTTCTCCTCCATTGAGAAGGAAACTTCCAATGGTATCTTTACCGAGTGGCAAGTGCAGGAACTTGCTGCTGCTTCCACAAGCAACCATGTCAACGAAGGCGCTGACATGTCGGACAGCGGCGTTACTGCTACGTCACGTCTTGGTAACTACCACCAGATCAGTCAGAAGGGCTACATCGTATCCAACACTCTGGATGCTGTAGACAAGGCCGGTCGTGATCGTGAAGTAGCATACCAGCGCGTTTTGAAGGGACTTGAGCTTCGTCGTGACATCGAAAAGATGATCGGTGACACCAACGTAGCACGCTCGTCCTCTGAGCCGCGCAAGTCTGCATCGCTGCTGACTTGGATCACCAACGGTGATGCGCCGTCTGACATGGCGTTTGCTACTGGTGACGGTACTGACACCGCTGACGTGACCGGCACTGCCGCAGCACTGACGCTGGCGAAGATCGACACCGCCGTAACCGAAGCATGGCAAGACGGCGGCAACCCGTCCATGCTGGTTTGTTCTGCAACCAATCGCGCCAACATCAGCGATCTGACGCAGAGCGGCACCAACCTCGTAAGCAACCAAGTCAACATGACTGAGGGCAAGGCACCGACCTTTGTTGGTTCCACTGCCGTCTATCTGACCGACTTCGGCACGCTCGACATTACGCCGAGCCGCTTCATGAGCAACGACAAGCTGTTCGTAATTGACCCGAACTTCGTGTCGCTTTCGACGCTTGCTGGTCGCAACTTTGCGGAGAACGACATTGCCAACACTGGTGATGCCGAGAAGTCGCAGATCGTGTGCGAGTGGGCATTGAAGGTGAAGGCACCGAAGGCGCATGGCGCATGTATCGGACTGAACGGTAGCTAACCACTACCTACACAACGAATGGAAGGGCAGCTTCGGCTGCCCTTTTTTATTGGAGGTTTCATGGCAAAACGCCTGATTAAGAAGGACGAGACATCCGGCAAGGAAGTCTGGATGCACGACAACGATGGTGACTACATCATCGAAGAAACGCAGCACGTCGATCCGCTTCTTGACGAGAACAAGAAGAAGGCAAACGAGTGGCAGCGCGGCAGCATGATAGGCAATACGCAGCGTCATTGGCAGCAAGTCGCTGAAATTCCTAACGTCATCTACTTGCAGCTTGTCGAAAAGTATGGCGCGCCGCGTGACAACCCGACTGCTTGGCGGAAGTGGTTGAACGACTACGACAATCGCTATTTTAGGACCGGTGGTGGCAGCTTATGAGCATCAGCACATACAGTGAGTTGAAGACGGCTGTAGCCAACTTCCTCGCACGCACAGATCTGACAGACCAAATCCCTGACTTTATCCAGCTTGCAGAAGCGCGCATGTCGCGTGAACTGGAAACCCGTAGCCAGGAAAAGCGTGCGACGGCAACGCTGACCGCAGATGACGAGTATGTGGCACTGCCCACGGATCTGCGGGAGGTGCGTGAGGTGAAGCTGAACACCAGCCCGAACACTGTATTGGAATATCGCTCACCGACTGCGCTCGACAGCCAATTCACGGGTGCTGGCGGCAAGCCACAGGCATACAGCATCGTGGGCAACGAGATTAAGTTTCGCCCGATACCTGACTCCGCTTACACAGCCGAGATTATCTATATCGGCAGTCTGGACGCATTGAGCGACAGCAATGCCACAAACACTATCCTTTCCCGGCACCCCGACGCTTACCTGAGTGGGGCGCTGGCAGAGGCATATGTGTACTTGATGGATGACGCACGGGCGCAGCTTTACGACGGCAAGTTTGGCCGTGCGATTGAGGAAATCAAGAAGGACGAGCAACGCGCTCATTACGGCACTGGCACGCTCCACATGACGAGCATTTACCAGCGGCAAAACTCTGTAGCATCGTAGGAGTAAAAGATGTCTGCACTTTCCGACTACGCTGAGAACAAGGTGCTGGATGTTCTTGGCGCTAACGCGACTTTCACTGCACCATCGAATGTCTATCTCGGCCTGTCCACTGGTTCGCTTGGCGATGACGATAGTGGCACCGAACTGACCGGCAACAACTATTCCCGCGTTTCTGTGTCTTTCGGCGCAGCGGCCAGCGGCACCATGTCAAACGATGCTGCAATCGAGTTTGCTGCTGCTACTGGCAGTTGGGGCAGCGTGTCCCATTGGGGACTTTATGATGCAAGCAGCGCAGGCAACCTTTTGGTGCATGGCTCTTTTACAACGGCAAAGACAATCGCTTCGGGTGATGTGCTGAAAATTGCAACAGGTGACTTAGACATCACCGCTGCTTAACGGAGTGTGTGATGGCTATTACGAAGCCAAACCTAGACCAGCTTACTGGCTCTATTGATGCTTTCGTAGGGTCGCTCGACAGCGATGCAGATTTGCTGCGCGCTGACTTTACGAAGGAGCCTACGCTTGAAGAACTAGACAGCATCATAGGCAACTTTGATGCGCTGGATAGTTTTGGCAACGTCGATAGCCTGTCATTTGACTTTTTCTCGGTAGAGGGCGCAGCCAGCCTAGCAGTCACGGGAACCGGCACAATTCAAGTGCCGATACCAATGTCGGCAGCGGCATCTGTCGCTGTCACTGCCACTAACGCATTTGACCGTATTCGCGGCGTTGATGCAGCGGTAACTGGCGCTGTTTCGATAGCGGCTACCGCTTCGTTCATTGCCCGTATGAGCGCCGCAGCAAGCGTTGCGGTCACGGCGACAGGTGCGGCTGATCGTGTGAGGGGCATGGGGGCGTCCGCCTCTATGGCCGTTACAGGCACGTCAAACTTTGTGACGGTGCTTTCCACGTCTGCGGTGGCAAACGCCGCTGTGACGGCTTCTGGTGCGGCTACAGGGGTGTTCTCAATGCCTGCCACGGGCGCACCGACGGTGACGGCCACGGCTATCGGCAAGATACCCGGCGAGGACTGGTCAGAGGTTGCCGACGGCAGCGAGACATGGACGGTCCAGACGGCAGGAACAGAGGTTTGGGCTACGCAAACCGGCAATTCTAGGGATTGGCTGACGCAATGATTAAGTTTGGCGAATGGCTACCTGACCAGCCACCATTGAACAATCCTGGGGTGACGACAGCCACTAATGTTGTGCCAGCGGCGCAAGGCTATCGCAGCTTCCCTAGCTTTGTATCATTTAGTAACGCGGCGACAGATCGTATCCGTGGCATGTTTGCTGCCAAGGACACCAGCGCAAACGTGTCTCTGTTCGCGGGTGACAAGGGCAAGCTGTATAAATTCAATCAGTCCACTAGCAATCTGGACGACATAAGCAAGGCAGGTTCACCGGCATATGACCTTGTTGGGCCAGAGCGTTGGCGGTTCGTGCAGTTTGGCTCAACCGTCATCGCTGCGGGTGGCGTAGGCGAAGAACTGCAAAAGTTTGCACTTGGCACAGACACTGCGTTTGGCAACCTGTCTGGCACGCCGCCCAAGGCTGACTTTATTGCCGTTGTGCGCGATCAGGTGTGGACGGCCAACATTGATGAAGGGTCGGGCAGGGTGCCGTTTAGGGTACGTTGGTCCGGCATCAATGACGAAACTAGCTGGACTACAGGGACAGACCAGTCTGACTTTCAAGATGTATTCGGCGGTGACGCTGGTGCCATTACTGGCCTGACTGGCGGTGAGCAAGCCACCATCCTGATGGAGCGCGGGATTGCTGTTGCGTATTATGTTGGTGCGCCGCTGATCTACCAGATCAACATGGTAGAGACATCGCGTGGTTGTTCGTTCCCTAACAGCGTGGCGCGCGTAGGCGGGCTGACGTTCTATCTGGCGCAGGATGGCTTCTTCGCCTTCGACGGCAAGCAAAGCCAGCCGATTGGTGCTGAGAAGGTGAACGAGTTTTTCTTAAAGGACTTTGACGACGCGCACACAGATAAAATGTCCTGTGCTGTAGATCCGTCAAACCAGCTAGTCGCGTGGTCTTACGTCTCGGCAAACGCGCCCGACGATACGCCTGACAAGATTCTGGTCTACAACTACGCCATCCAGCGTTGGTCGCTGCTTGAGGTGCGTGCAGAACTAATCGCTCCGTTGTTTACGCCAGCCTATACGCTGGAAGATCTGGACAACCTCGCTGCCGACATCGACAGCCTGCCAGCACCGCTTGATAGCGCGCTATACAAAGGCGGCACGTTCTTCTTCGGCGGTAGTGTGGACAAGAAGATACACAGTTTCACGGGAAGCACCCTCGCTGGCACGATTGAGACGGCTGAGTTTCCAATCAGTGTCGGGCGTCACTCGTTAGTCACCCGCACGGTTCCGTACTTCCGTGACGGCAGCGTGACGATGCAAGTGGGCGCGCGTGACAGGCAGGATGACACCGTGTCATTCGACACTGCCGCGTCACTGACGGATGAAGGCTTTTGTCAGCATCGCTCACAGGGGCGCTTCCATCGTGTTCGTATGAACATCAGCGGCACTTGGGACTTTGCTCAAGGCGTTGAGATAGAGGGGCAGGCACTTGGCAGACGCTAACTTTCAGCCACTGCCGCCAGAGGCGACAAACCCGCGTCAGATCAGTCAGGTCGTCAACAACGTACTGGACGGCAAGCTAAACAGCACAGGTTCATTCACTTGCACTGCCAGCGCAGCAACAACCGCTGTGACTGACTTTCGGGCAGGCAAGGACAGCATCATCCTACTGATGCCGCAGACGGCTAACGCTGCGACTGAGGTGGGTAATGGGACGGTATATGTCAGCACCCGCGCAAAACAGTCATTCACAGTCACGCACGCAAACAATGCTCAAACCGATAGAACTTTCGGATACCTCATTATCGGCTGAGTGGGAGCGGTGCGGTCATTATATTGAGGACGCACTGGAATATGCTCAATTCTCTCATACGCTTGAAGATGTACTGCGCGTGGTACTGGCAGGAGACGCGCAGTTTTGGCCAGAAAGTAACGCGGCACTTGTTACAGAAATTATCGACTATCCGCAACGCCGCACACTGCGTTTCTGGTTGGCTGGCGGCGATCTTGAAACGCTGCGGGATTTGGAAGTAGCAGCAATCGAATGGTCAAAGAAATGGGGTTGCTCGGCTTCTGAAATAGTTGGGCGACGTGGGTGGGTACGCGCCCTTAACGGCTATGACGAAGCCGCAACAGTAGGAGTCAAATACTATGGGTAAAGGTGGTGGCGGCGGCGGTTCGCAAACGGTCAATACGCAAGTAGAGCCGCCAGAGTACGCAAAGCCGTTTCTTGAGTTTGGACTGGCAGAAGCCAAAGACCAGTTTATGTCTGACATGCCGGGTTACTACCCTGGCAGCAGCGTTGTCGGCTTTTCGCCCGAAAGCGAGATGGCACTGACTGGTGTGCGTGACCGCGCGCTTGACCCTAACAGCCTGACAGCGCAGACGCAGGGCGTCGTGCAGCAAAACCTAATGGGTACAAACCCGTTGGCAATGGCAGCGTTCAAGCCGGTCATAGACACGGTACAAAGCCAGTTTGCCAAGGCAGGGCGTTACGGATCTGGCGCGAACCAACAGGCGCTGGCATCTGCACTGGCACCCGCTGCACTACAAGCACAGCAAGCCGCGATCAGGCAGGCACCCACGGTCCAGAACCTTGATATGCAGCAGCTTGCCCAAGTCGGCGCAGCGCGCGAACAGCAAGGTCAGGCTGAGTTGGAGGATGCGATCAATCGCTACAACTTTGAGCAAAACATCGACGCTCAAAAGCTGAACAACTACATGGCGCTGGTCGGCGGTGGCACCACAGGTACGCAGACCAGCCAGCCGGTGTTTCGCAATCCGCTTGCCAGCGGTCTAGGCGGTGCGCTCGGTGGGGCGCAGCTTGGTGCATCATTTGGCAATCCTATGCTCGGCGCTATTGGCGGTGGGCTACTTGGCTTGATGGGAGGCTGATATGGCTTTTGGTGGCGGTGAACGGCTGACAGGGCTTCTAAGCGATCCTGCGGCACGCGGCATCTTGGGTGCATCTGCGGGGCTGTTAGCAGCGGGCGCGCCAAGGACTGACAGGCCGGTATCACTTGGCGAGGCAATCAGCGCTGGATTGTTGTCCGGCGCGCAGGCTTTCGATGCAGCGACACAAAGACAGGCAGATCAAGCAGCGGCACAAGAGTTATCGGCACTACGCAAGGCCCGCATGGCGGCGCTTAATAAGCCAGACAAAATTTCACCGCTGACTGATATTGCTAAGATCAATCAGGATTACCAGAACGGCCTAATCACTAAGGAAATCCGCGACGCACAGATTTCTGCCGCCTTAAAGCAAGACGAGTTGTTGCCTCTTAGCAAAGCAGGGAAGTTGGCGCGGGATAGGCGTCTGGGCCTGCTTGGGCCAGAAACCCAAGCGCCGATGACTGATGTTGCTGTTCCTGAGTTGGACGCTCCCGATCTTCGCGCGGCGTCAACAGGCGACTTTACTGGAATGGCGGCAAATGCCTCAAACTTTGTCGCTGGACTGTTTGGCCGCTCT